GTCCAATTAAGTCTTGACAAATGATAAAACGCTCCAATTAAATCTTAAGCCTTTGAAGATAAATTACTTGTTTTATTGGTTAATCTTTACTATGGAGATAACTTACTTAATGCCAATTAGGATTCATGCAAAATTGATGGATTTTATCGAGAGTAAACGCTCTAGAATAGGTCTAGAATCCATTTAAATTACTTTTTAATATGCAATTACGATTACTTAGAATTAAGCCATATGGATCGATCTAGACAGCTTTAAAAGCTTTTTGACAAAAGCAAGTAAAAAATTACATAAAATGAATTTTTTTCTTAACATATTGTAAATAGTGTAAAATAGTTCTTGACTTTCTCATTAATTAGACTATTTTAAAATCCTTTATGGGATTTGATAAACTTAAATAAAGTTAAATATCTAACTAATTAAAATATTCCTTGACACATTCAAAAGATTGTTTTTAAGCTTAGGCTCAAATATGAAAGGATATCAAATGAAATTACAAGCTACTTACAAATCAATTAAAGAGGGTACACATCCCGACCATTTAATCAAAGTTGGTTATTGCTCTCTTCAATATCTATTAACTTACAAGTCAGAATTTGCCTACACTTACAGCAGAGTAAATGGGTGGAATTGTGACTATTACGAATTTAACGTAAATGGAAAATATTTTGTAATCTCTACAGGTTACAGACCGATTGGTAGAGATGTTAATTACAAAATAGTTAGATACTACGAAAAAAGAGCAAGAGAACTAATGCATAGAAATTATGAGGAAGATGGAAAGCTGATTGAAAATAAAAGACAAAGATTAGATAATTTAATAGAAGAATTTCTATACTATGCTGAGGGGAATTATATGCCAATGGGTTTAGAAATGGAAATAGAAGAGGCTTCAAAATAGATTAACTGAAGAGACTTTAATAGTCGAAACGCCCTTTGTTTTGGGCGTCTTAATCAAATAATGAAAGGTAAAAAATGAAGAATATAATTGAACAAATGACATCAGCCAAAAAAGTAACTGAGGAAGAAATTTCTAAAGTTGTTAAAGGTGGAATGCAGACAGCAAAAATGGAAACTTTTATGGTTGATATTATTACTAGGGATATATTCCTTGCTAATAAAAAGAATGCTGAAACCATGCTAACAAAGGAACTAGACAGAATTTACGCTACTGAAACACCAGCGAAAATTACAGCGACTAAAAAATGGGTAAAAACTAGATTACAAGTTCTAGTAAAGGCAAAATCTGTTCAACGTAGGTTATTAGGTGATGACGTTAAAACAAAGCTAATAACTATTAAAAAAGTTAATAATGGCGTTTTAGAGGGTGACAAATGCTTAAATAAAAATCTATTCAAAGATAAAGATTTAGGGCTGTTTAAGGTAATTATTGAGGCAAAAAAAGTAACTGAGGAAAAAGTCTTTGAGGAAGAACTTCAAAAGTTGATGACTAAGCATGATAAATTTCCAAATGATTTACTAGAATGGATTCAAACTCAGATGACAGATACTCAGATTTTAGATGAATTAGAGGTCAAAAAAGCGTCTTGAATTATACTGATGAGCCTTAACAAAGGCGAAACGGCATTATAAAATGCCGTCTATAATTGGAGGAATTATGAACATTAAAGAAATTGAAAAAACTACTGAGTATAAAAATGATTGGAATCAATGCACAGTCGTGGCTAGTTCTGTAGCTTTTAATATGGATTATAAAAAAGTGCATAAGTTTTATATGGCTAATGGTAGGCAAAAAAA